GGGCCTGCGGAACCTGTCTGCTCAAGTCGGCCTGATTCTGGACAGGCTCTGGACGGATGAAAATCTATGGCAGCCCTTCAAAACGACGTGAAGGCCTTTATTGTTCAGGCCCTGGCGTGCTTTGACACGCCATCACAGGTGGTTGAAGCAGTCCAGAAAGAATATGGGTTGACGGTTACTCGCCAACAGGTGGAGACGCACGACCCAACCAAGACGTCAGGCAAAGGCCTGGCAGCCAAGTGGCAAACCCTTTTCCATGACACCCGCAAGCGCTTCCGCGAAGAGACGGCCGAGATCCCGATCGCCAACCGTGCGTTCCGGCTTCGCGCCATGAATCGCTTCGTGGAGAAGGCTGAGACGATGAAGAACATCGGCTTGGCTATGCAGATCCTGGAGCAGGCCGCGAAGGAGGTCGGCGACGTCTACGTGAATCGCCAACGGAAGGATGAGCCAGACGACGAGCCGGCGATCCCGACCCGAATCCAGGTCGACGTAGTGGATGCGAGGAAGCCGAATGCCGAGCCTTAACGTTCCGCAGGCTCAGTTCCTCACGCTTCCCCACAAGTTCCGCGCATTCGTTGCTGGCTTCGGCTCAGGGAAGACCTGGGTTGGATGCTCGGCACTGAGCAAGCACTTCATGGAGTGGCCCGGCGTCAACGCTGGGTACTTTGCACCGACCTACCCGCAGATCAGGGACATCTTCTATCCAACCATGGATGAGGTGGCCTATGACTGGGGGTTGAAGACCAAGATCAACCAGGCGAACCATGAGGTTCACATCTACAGCGGCCGGCAGTACCGCGGTACTGTGATCTGCAGGTCGATGGAGAAGCCTCAGACCATCGTCGGCTTCAAGATCGGCCACGCCCTGGTGGATGAGTTGGACGTGCTGACGTCGATCAAGGCGCAGCAGGCCTGGCGCAAGATCATTGCGCGGATGCGCTACAACCTGCCGGGACTGAAGAACGGGGTGGACGTCACCACGACGCCGGAAGGCTTCAAGTTCGTGTTCCAGCAGTTCGTGAAGCAGCTGCGCGACAAGCCGGCACTCAAGGAAATGTATGGCCTGGTCCAGGCCAGTACGTTCGACAATGAGCTCAACCTGCCGGATGACTACATCCCATCGCTGATGGAGTCGTACCCCGAGCAACTGATTCGCGCGTACCTGAACGGCCAGTTCGTCAACCTGACGTCCGGGTCGATCTACCACGCCTACGACCGCAAGCTGAACCAGTGCTTCGACACGGTGCAGCCCGGCGAGCCGTTGTTCATCGGCATGGACTTCAACGTTGGCAAGATGGCGGCGATTACCCACGTCAAGCGCGAGCAGGGGCTGCCCAGGGCAGTGGATGAGCTCATGGATGGCTACGACACGCCAGACATGATCCGCCGCATCAAGGAGCGCTACTGGCGCCACAACGGCAACGACTTCGAAAAGACCTGCGAGATCCGAATCTACCCGGACGCCTCTGGCGACTCGCGCAAGTCGGTCAACGCCAGCATGACGGACATCGCCATGCTCAAGCAGGCCGGCTTTTCCGTCATCGCGCCCGCGGCTAACCCGCCGGTGAAGGATCGGATCAACGCTATGAACGCCATGTTCTGCAATGCCCAGGGCGAGCGGCGTTACTTGGTCAACCCGTTCACCTGTCCGACCTACGCCGATGGCCTGGAGCAGCAGATCTGGGCGCCCAATGGCGAGCCGGACAAGACACAAGGCAACGACCACGCCAACGATGGTGGTGGTTACTTCATTCACCGCGAGTACCCGATCATCAAACCGGTCACCGCTATCAAAATGGGATACGCCCGATGAGCAACGACGTCTCCTTCAAGCGGGCGGACTACCTCGAGGCGCTCGATCGTTGGTCTACAGTGCGCGACGTGTGCGCCGGCCAGCACCGGGTTGTCGATCGACTGCCGTACATCAACGCGCACGACAAGTCGCCGGAGAACCAGGATCGCAACAAGGCATACCGCGAACGGGCGGTGTTCAAGAACGCCACCGGACACACTCGTAATGGGTTGCTCGGCCTGGCCTTCCACAAAGACCCGACGTTGACGGTACCGAAGAAGCTGGAGTACCTGCAGGACAATGCCAACGGCTCCGGCGTGAGCATCTATCAGCACTCGCAGGGCACGCTTGAGAAGGTGCTTGAGGCTGGGCGTCATGGTCTGTACGTCGACTATCACCAGGATGACGGTGTCGGTGGCCACTCGGTGATTCTGTCGTACTGCGCCGAGGACATCATCAACTGGCGCACCGGCATGGTGAATGGGCACAGCGTTCTAACCCTGGTGGTGCTGCGAGAGGCGCCGGAGGTCGAGGACGGCTTTGGCTTCAAGGTGATTGAGCAGTATCGCGAGCTGGCACTTGAGCCTGACGGCTTTGTTTGCCGGGTCTGGCGCCGGTCTGGTCCTAAAGGCGGCGGTCCTCTGGCCATCGTTGAAGAGTTCAGGCCTGAGGGCATCACTGGACGCCTGAAAGAGATCCCGTTCACCTTCGTCGGCGCGCAGAACAACGACCCCAGCATCGACGAATCGCCGCTCTACGACATCGCCATGATCAACCTGGGCCATTACCGGAACAGCGCAGACTATGAGGACAGCGTCTTCTGGTGTGGCCAGGCCCAGCCGTGGATCTCCGGCTTGGATGAACAGTGGCGCGACTGGATGGAGAAGAACGGCGTATATGTAGGCTCCAGGGCACCGATGATGCTACCTGCTGGTGGTGCATTCGGTTACGCGCAGCCACTGCCGAACACGCTGGTCAAGGAGGCGATGGCCGATAAGAACCAGATGATGATCGAGCTGGGTGCTCGCATGGTGGTGGCTTCGCTTTCGTCCAAGACGGCGACAGAGGCTCGCGGCGATCAATCAGCATCGACTTCGGTGCTGGCTGGTTGTGTGGCCAACGTCAGCGAGGCCTATACCCGGGCGATCATGTGGTGCTGCGGCTACATGGGCATTACGGACAAGAAGGTCACCTACCAGATCAACCAGGAGTTCGTTGAACTGACGGCGGATCCGCAGATGATCACCGCGCTGGTAGGGCTCTGGCAGAACGGAGGGTTCGCGAAGGCTGACCTGCGGGCCTACCTGCGCAAGCTGGGTCTGATTGCGCCAGAACGCACGGACCTGCAGATCGATGGTGAGCTGCAGGAGCAGGGCGATGGCCTGGGCCTGGATGACGAGGACGCACCAAATGGCGGTAAACCAGGCAATCCTTGATGCCACGATCCGGCACGCGGTCTTCCTCGAGCAGTTGAAGGCGGGGGAGGTGGGCAAGTTCGCTCCCTTCCTCAAGGAGATTGACCGGTCGATCCGGGATCGTCTCACTCAGTCGGACCTGACCGAGTACAACGTCAAGCGGTTAGAGGCGCTGCTGAAGGAGGTCGATAGCCTGCTGCTGGGTATCTTCGACCGCTACAGCGCGCTGCTGAACCTCGATCTGATCGACATCGCCAACTACGAGGCCGAGTTTGAGGCTACGAGCTTGGTCAGGTCGGCGCCGGTAGGTGTCTCGCTGGATGTGGTGGCGCCGACGGCAACAGCGATCCGCACAGCGGTGCTGACAAACCCGCTCAGCGTGCGTGGCACCGGCGGTGGCAAGCTGCTGAAGTCATTCATCAAGGGCTGGACCAGTGCAGAGCTCGACCGGGTCACCGGCACGATTCGGCAGGGCTTCTTCGAAGGGCAGACCAACTTCCAGATCATCCGCAACATCCGCGGCACCAAGGCCGCGGGCTACAAGGACGGTATTCTCGCCACCACCAACCGCAATGCCAGCACGGTCGTGCATACAGCGATCCAGCATGTGTCGTCTCAGGCGCGCATGGAGGTGGCCAAGGCCAACACGGACATCGTGTCCGAAGTTGAGATGGTCGCCACCCTGGACAGCAAGACCAGTCAGCAATGCCGGTCGATGGACAAGCGCCGGTTCCCGGTCGACTCCGGGCCCAGGCCGCCGTTTCACCCGAATTGCCGTACCACGTTCGTGCTGCTGACTAAGCTCAGCGAGATATTCGCCAAGGGTGCCACGCGGGCCGCAGTGGGTGCTGATGGAGTAGGGCAGGTCAGTGCGAGCCTGGATTACTACCATTGGCTCCAGCAGCAGCCTGCTTCGTTCCAGGACGTGGCAATCGGGCCGGTGCGGGCCAAGTTGTTTCGCGAGGGTGGCCTGAGCGTCGAGCGCTTCGCGGAACTGCAGCTTGATCGCAACTTTGCACCGTTGACGTTGGTGCGGATGAAAGGGCTGGAGCCGTTGGCATTCGAACGTGCGGGAATCTGATATAGGATTTGTGGCTCATATCAAGGAGCCGTTATGGATCAGGTCATTCAACGGAAAATCGAAGAGGCTTTAAAAGGACTTTTCAGTGCCGTCTCAATGCTACAAGAGGCCTACCCGGGTAAGCCTTTCACACCTGATGGTCGCCTTGTTGGCGATATCGGCGAAGTCGTTGCCAGCTTGGCTTATGGCTTGACTCTGAATGACGGGCTGACCAAGCACCATGACGCCGTCACGGATGATGGGCGGAAAGTGCAAATAAAAACCACCTTCGGCACCAGCCTTACCTTTCCGGTACACCACGTGCCTGATTACTACCTCGGTATTCGAATGAATCGAGATGGGACGTTCGAGGAGATCTATAACGGTCCAGGACATCTTATTCAGGCGGAGCTTTCTGGGCGGAAGGCCACGAAGACTGGTCTACATGGAGGTCTGATGGTAATGCTCAAGCGAATAAATCAGTTAGTTCCAGAAGCAGATCGAATACCTAAACGCTAAATCAAATCGAACCCGGCCATGTGCCGGGTTTTTTTATGCCTGCAAAGCGGGCAGCACATACCCAAGGGGTGCATCAACGTGGCAGAAGAAAACGAAATCGACCTGGAAAACCCGGCAATCAAGGCCGCTATCGCGACTGCCGTTGAAGCATCCGTTTCCGGGCTGAAAACCAAAAACACCGAACTGCTGAGCAAGCTGAAGGAAACCTCTGGCAAGCTCAGCCAGTTCGAGACCCAGTTTGAAGGCATCGATATCGACGCCGTCAAAGGCTTGCTCAGCCGGGCTGGCCAAGACGAAGAAACAAAGCTGCTGACTGAGGGCAAGGTGGATGAGGTCTTCAATCGCCGTACCGAGCGCCTGCGTGGTGACTACGACAAGCAGTTGAAGATAGTCACTGCGCGAGCTGAGAAGGCTGAGGCGTTCGCCGCCAAGTTCCAGGGCAAGGTCCTGGGCGACTCGGTGCGCGGTGCAGCACTGAAAGCCGGTGCACTGCCAGAAGCAACCGACGACATCATCCTGCGCGCCAAAGGCGTGTTCTCGCTGAACGAAGAGGGCGAAGCGGTTGCCGTTGATGAGTCTGGTCAGGTCATCCTCGGCAAAGACGGCAAGACCCCTCTGACGCCGCTCGAGTGGGCGGAATCTCTGCGCGAAAGCGCACCTCACCTGTGGCCAAGGGCTTCAGGCACACAAGCCCCGGGCGGGGGTAGCGGCCAGGCTGCATTCAAGCGCTCCGAAATGACTGCCGAGCAGAAGCGCGACTACCAGCGCAAGCACGGCCAAACCGCATTCCTGCAATTGCCCAAGTAAGGGGATTCACCCATGGCAACGACTGTTAATAGCGACCTGATCATCTACAACGATGAGGCGCAAACCGCATACCTGGAGCGTGTCCAGGACAACCTGGATGTGTTCAACGCATCGTCCAATGGTGCGATCGTGCTCGACAACGAGCTGATTGAAGGCGATTTCCGTAAGCGTGCCTTCTACAAGATCGGTGGTTCGTTGGAGCATCGCGATGTCAACTCCACCAGTAAGGTGACCGCGAAGAAGATCGGCGCCGGCGAGGCTGTTGGCGTCAAGGCTCCGTGGAAATATGGCCCGTACCAGACCACCGAAGAGTTGTTCAAGCGCCGCGGCCGTCCGGTAGACGAGTTCTCCCAAATCATCGGTGCCGATGTTGCTGATGCCACTCTGGAAGGCTTCATCCAGTACGCCACCGCGGCTCTGCGTGCCGCCATCGGCTCCAACGCCGGCATGGTGGTCACTGCCAATATCGAAACCGATGGCAAGAAGACTCTGACCCGTGGCATGCGCAAGTTCGGTGACAAGTTCGGCCGTATCGCCCTGTGGGTCATGCACTCCAGCGCCTACTTCGACATTGTCGACGAGGCCATCACCAACAAGATCTACGAGGAAGCTGGCGTCGTCATCTATGGCGGTCTGCCGGGCACTCTCGGCAAGCCGGTACTGGTGACCGACACCGCGCCGGCCGACGTGATCTTCGGTCTGCTGCCCAATGCGGTGGTGATCACCGAGTCCCAGGCCCCAGGCTTCCGCTCCTACACCGTCGACGACGAGGAGAACCTGGCTATCGGTTACCGCGCCGAAGGTACCGTCAACATCGACGTGTTGGGCTACAGCTGGAAGGACGCAGTCGGTGGCTCGAACCCAACGCTGGCTGCGGTCGGCTCTGCGGCCAACTGGATCAAGCATGCCGGCAGCGACAAGGTCACTGCCGGCGTGATGATCACCCTGACCACCACGCCACCAGCTGGCGGCTGATACTGGCCCTGACAGCGGCCAGCGATGGCCGCTATGGAGACTTTTATGGAACTGGTTTACTCCACTCAGAATTCGGACTTCGACCCGGAAAAGCGGTACCGCAATCCAGCTCACTTTGATCGACCCGAGGCGGGTGTGACCCATGCAGTCGTGATTGGTGATTGGCCGAAGGTGGTCGATGCTTATGAGGCGTTGGGCGTCGAGGTCTCGGTGATGAAGCCTTTGATCAGCCAGTCGGTTGATTCGGGCGGCGCCGACATCATTGCCGGTCTGGAGCAGGAGAAC